CAATTAAATAGACACCGTTATTTTGAGGATTTGGCGCACCTAAACCCTGACCAATAGTCAAACCAGCTTCGGTACCGTACTGGTTAAGTGATACAACAAGGTTTGTTGTTGCGTTATACGTGCCACCAAAACGAAGGTTAAGTTGCGTGGGTGAACCGTAGCCCACAAGTAGCCAGTAACCGTTTGGCGCTGGGTTAACAGTACCAATCCAGATATAGGCAGAACGGTCAGATGGGTTGACCCACCACTGACCTGCAAATTCTGGCACTGGAGCTGATTCACTAACTTGTGCAATACCGTAATCAGCTAGTTGCGTAGCTGAAACACTATTTTCAGCAAGAAATGAACCAGAAAATGTACCAGTTGTAATTTTGCTGGCATCTAAATTGGGAACGTCAGCTGCAATTAAATTTGATGCGGCACTGACGTGACCCTGAGCATCGATTGTAATTTTGGTATAGGTGCCCGGTGTGGCACTGTTGCTGTGGTTGAGAACGCCTGTGCCAGCTACAGTAAGGCCCGTACCTGGACGTACAACACCGTTTGCAACGGAAGTGGCAACAGGAAGATCTGTACCAGCTAACGCTCGGAATGTTGGAGTGGCGGCTGAACCCGTTGTAGGACCAGCAAAAACTGTTGCAGCAGTCTGAGTATCAAGTCCGGTTGTTACTGTGGCCAAACCGGCGGATGAAACTGCTGCTGAAAATGTCAGTGGTGTGGAATCACTAAATGCAAAGCTTTGGACGCCCGCTTGCTGTGCCCAAATGCTGCCATCCCAGCTGTATCCAAAACCTGTGTTGGTGTTGATCCACTGCTGACCAACAAATGCGCCAACGCCGGTTGGAGCGTTACCGGATACAACAGTACTTGAGTTGGCTGCCAGTTTTGCGGCAGTTACGGATGCTGCACCAAGTTCGTCAGTGGTTACAGCGCCAGTGGCAATCTTGGCTGTGGTTACAGCATCGGTTGCAATGCTTGCGGCAAAAGATCCAGTACCAGAACCCGTGACATCGCCGGTGAGCGTAATAGTCTGATCGCCAGTGTTGGTGCCGGAACTGGTGCCGGAGTGGGTGCCGCTAAAAGTGCCGCTCTGAGTAGCGAGACTACCGAGACCGAGGGTGGTGCGCTGATCGGATGCGCTGGCATCATCGATGAGTGCTCGACCTGCTGCCGTGAGGGTGATCTCTTCTACGTTGCCAGCGCCAGCAGTAGCCCGGCCAAGTAGTTTGTCAGTGGCGCTGACGTTTTGGATCTTGGCGTAGGTGACCGCACTAGCGGCTAGTTCATCTGTATTGACTGCTGAGGTACCGATGGCGGCGGTATCAACTGCACCAGCTTGAAATTTGCCCGATGTGATGGTGCCATTGGCAATTTTGATTGCGGTAATGGCTGAATCTGCAATGGCAGCTGTGCCAAGCCCAGCAGCATCAACTTTGGCGGTGGTGACAGCGTTAGCAGCCAGTTTGCCGGTGGTTACAGCAAGGTCTTCAATGCCAGTCGTTGGGGCAACAACTTGCTGGTAAACACTGCCGTCGTAGACCTTGAGATATTTGGTGCTGCTGTTAACGTGGCCGCGACCTTCAAAATTATCGGTGCTGGGCTCGGTCGGGCCGTAGTTGATACTGGAATCGTTGGCCAGTTTGGCTGCGGTGATCGCGTCGTCAGCAAGAGCAACCGTACCAAGTTTGGTAGTACTGGCTTGATCAAGTTTGACAAGATCAATGCTGGCCGAATCAGCCAGGGTTACACCAGCCTCGAACAGGTCTTTGGCGGTAACTTTTTTGGTTTCGCTCGCGCTGATGTCAACGATAGGCAGCACGTCGATGGCTGCTACGTTGGCCTCGCTGAGCTGGGTCAGCTGTGTAATTCTTTGGTCAGCCACCCGTTAAACTCCGCGAGACAACAATGCTACTGCCAGTCTAGTCTGTGACCTCTGTTAGCAGGAAGTCAAGATTCTGCTGTAGCCGCAGACGATCCGTGTCTTCCTTGAGGATGTAGCCAGATGGCTCACCGATCAAAAGCTTGATCTCGCCAGTGGTTGCAAAATCAATGGCGCAGCTGATGGCTTGATCTTGGCGGACCTCAATACCAGCTCGTGTTATGACCGCTGAAAATTCGTAATAAATATCTGGGGTTGTGGTATAGGCATCGCTATCTGTGATCTGTAGGTAACAGGTAAACTCGCTACCAATGTCTGTACGGTTGATGAGTTGCAGCATCAGCAATGAGTTTTCAGTTAGCCCGCTGTTGCTGACGCTGAAAAGGCAGTCAATAGATCCAGCACCGCTGATCAACCCAGCTGAGTACATCCGCTTAAAGCGGTCCGACATCGTAGTGGTATCAAGGGCTTCGCGGTCTGTATTGAAGCTATAACCCGTCACATCACCTAGTACGCGTTCCACAGACCCGTAGATCTGTACGTCAATTGGAAGTGATGCACCAGTAAAAGCTTCTAAGGGATATTCAGCAGTTCTATTGTTGTTAATTGCATCACTAAATGTATTAAATAGTCTGATACCACCGATAGCATTTACATTGCTGTAAACAACTACTTGATTGAGTGTTGCTCCACCGCCATCGGGCCACGTTGAGGTGGGCAAAAAGTCCAAGCCCCGTGCGTCCGTGGTGCTGATGACGAGTTGGTCACCTGTAAGCAGGTTTTCTACTGAGCCGTCAAACCCAAAACGGTTGAGAACGGTATTAACATCGGCAGGTGATACCGATGAACTAAACGTTCCAGCAGATTTACGGCGCAACTTGATTTTGCCGTGTTGACCTAGAAAGTAGGTCATGCGTCAATCAGTTCACGGAAGGGTCCGTCCACGGTGAACTGGATAGCAACAGAACTCAACTCACCAGTGCTGACGCGGAGTCCGGCGCTTGTGATGTAAGCATTAAAAGCGATGTCGTCTTTAATATCGTTACCGGCACCTGGAGTTTGGCCCACGCGCAGAATGATGCCCACACGGTCAGCTTCAGTCACACCAGCTGTTGAAGTTTTCATCAACTTGGACAAAAACTGATCAAACTGGGTGCCGGGTTCCGTGCTGGTGGTGCCTTCACGCCTGTAATACATAACCGTTGCACTGCCCGTTGCGCTAGACGAACCAGGGGTATAGCTCTTTACAGCGGTGTCAACTGTGGTGGTTTCCAGCAGTTCGAGGGTGGTATCCAAAGACCAGTCGCGCAGTTTCAATGCTTGTTCTGTGGCACTAGGCGTGACTTCGCCAGTACCAGCGCTTGTAAGGTATAAGGCGCCAGTGCGACCTGTATAAAACGCCATTGGTGAAACCTAACTTTGCTTTAGCTTAGCGCCCCTGTCACAGTAAATAAAGCGTCGTTGAAATCAGCGATCAGCGAATTGTCGTTGGTGTCACAGGGGTACTCGCTGGCCCGCACAGTGATTTCGCCTTCTTCGTCCATCTGGACTTCGCTAACCCTGAAGATCCGCTTGGAGTTGACCTGTGTACCAAGCACAAAAAGCCAACCTTCGTAACTTGCCAAGGCGCTAGCTGTACTACTGGCCACGGTAGTTTCAATGCTGACCACACCGTTACCACTGCGGTACAGCAAAAATTTGTAGGTGCCATTTGGCACATTGTTATCCAACGGGATGTTTAGGTTGCCGCCAGGGCCAACAACCCCAGTGCGGATACCGTTCCAGGCATTCTGGCCGATGTCCAGATAGATGAACGCGCCAGGTGCAATCGGGTCCTGGGTCGGGAAGGTGCGGAACTCGATGGCGCGGCGAACGTGGCGCCGTAGGTTACACAGCAACTTGGCATACAAAATTGCCTGCCTGGCTGTGGTTACAAACTGGGAAAGATCAAAGGTCTGGCGGATAGCATCAGTGTCCGAGGCATCTTTCAATTTGACTTCCAAGGTTCTGTTGCGAGCAAACGTGCCGTTGATGTCAGTATCGCGGTAGATGACTGAGGCAATCAGGTCTTGGACGTTGGAGCCATAGTCCAAATACTCCTCTTTGTAGCTGTCCTCAAGGATGTTGCCCTGGTTGAACAAAGCTGTGATGCTAATCTGGCGTTGCAGCTCCCCGGTGTTTGGGTTGTATGGCACAGCTGGAAGTAGCGTTTCGCGGCCACCAATACGTGCAAATTCCAGCAAACTGAATGGTGCTGCCTGCACCCAGAATTCGCGCCAGCTGGTGGGATCTGCAATCACCCCATCCATGAACAGTTTGTTCACCTCGCAAAACTTTTTGGTGCGGGCTAACTGCTCGACATTGATGCCATCAATAACGGCGTACTTGCCGATGCCGTCGTCGGGGTCGAGAACGGAGTCAAGGAAGATGTCGGGTGCGTAACAGGTTGCGCCATCTGCATTAGGGGGCATGTACAAATAGCCTGTTTCCCCCCAAGGGGTGTTGTTTTCGTCTACGCCACTGGTACGCAAGCGTTTTACGTTTCTGCCTTGAGATACAAAAGCTGTAAAGCTACGCAGGTCTTGGAGGTTGCGGCCTGAGAATACGTTGAAGCCAACCAAATTTAAGTTGTTGTACAGCTGCGGGTAATCGGTAAATGGTTGCAGCAGTTGTTCTGTGATGCAGGTCAATGATATTTCGGGACCGTTGTCAAACGAGAATTGCAGCTGGTTGTCCGAGTCAAGGTTGAACAAGTCCCACTCGTTAAGGCCGCTAGGATTTTCGTTTAGTGGGGGCAGACCACTAGCACTGTTGATTAGACGGCCAGTAAATTGAATAGACGCACCATCAGGCAGAGATTGAGTAACGGCAACACCAGAATTTTCTACATATAAATAAGCAACTTGATTATTAGATCCACGTAATTCTGGGTGTTTGGCAAGTTCTGATTGTGGGTCTGCTACAGGTTCCAGTTTGAACTGCCAGTATTTAGCATCTGTAACAGCAGTTTTGCCACTATTAAATTTAATGTAGTTGAAATTTTCAATGTTATTGGTTCTGCTTAATGCAAAAATTCCAGGGGCATAAGCAAAGGATCCAGCAGCGGTTTTGTACTGGAGTAGAAACAGGCTAGTGCGATTTTTAAATCCGTTATCGCTAGCTGGGTAACCTCCTCTGTTTTGCGATCCGTAACGCTCTTGACGACCAGAAAGCTGTTTGGATACATTGCTTTTTATTGCAAGATCAACGATGTGGCAGGGCTGCAACGTCTGATACGAAGCCTCTTCAAATCGAGTCAGTGCCTTAGTATAAAAATAATCGTTTGATTCGTAAGTTGCAATTAAGTTGTTTAAACGTATTAGTGTATAGTATGCAGCTCTTTCACCAGATGTAAAATCACGATCTTTACCGTAACCAACAAAAGTTGTATACCTAAAACTTCTCCAACCTGTAATTTGATACCTAGGACCGTATATTCCGTCACTTGTCATTACTTCTTCATACGAATACTTTCTGTACTTTTTTACTGTATAACGTCC